ACCAAGCTGTTCACGACGCGGAAGGATGTTCGGCCATGCATCGAGACGGAGTTACGTCCCAATGCCGTCCTATCACCCTTACGTCGCATCATGACCGCTTGGAGCTTGGCACGGCGTTCCTCGAGACCATTTATATGGCCCCGATGTACGGCGTCAACTAGTCTCTTCCTCTCCCAATTTTCATCAGGAGAGGTTGATTCTAGTTTCCAAAGTGAGGCTAATAAATAGCCCACTGTCTCATCTTGATAGGTTTTTCCTATCTCCACCACGTTGGGAACGGAAAAAGGAGCGGGCTGATAGCCTACTCCGATACCTTTCCTAACGCGGCTGGGGGTGGCTTCATCAAAGTTCGAGATGAAACCACCATCTCCTAAAGTCTCATCTATCCTGAAGCGTAAAGCAACAGGAACAGACGAAACAAGGAGCTCAAACACCTTCCTAAACCGGACATCACAGCCGAAAGTAAAATTCCGTCTGTGGGCTAGTCTTCGGATGGCGTTTGCCAGGCGGTAAATCGCTGGAACAGAATCGACTCTACTCTTAAGGTAGATCGGTTTGACGTCAATACCCGAGAAGAAATGGGCACCACAGCTCTCCCTAAATGGCGAGTCAACATGACTCTTTTTACCATTTATTCGAAAGCCGTAGAAAACCATCATCTCGGAGAACAATTCGTAACACGCAGAGGGGATAATAACATCATCCCCATAAGCGCTCACTTTAGAAGAACTAAGTGAGAGATAGTCCGCGCAGCAAGATGCAACTGCGTAGAATATCAGGGATTCCAATTGGAAGGTGAAACCGTTCCCCATACTGGAGAACTTCTCCCACAATACTGGTTTCCCGTTACGAATGCCGTAATGAGATCGACAGGCGTCCATCAACAACCACCATCTCCGAGGCAAAAGGACCTCGACGACAGAGGAAGAAATGGAATCACTAGCGGAGCTTAGGTCAATAGTGGCCAGATTACGGGAGAAACTCCCTTCCTGAGCCAGTTCTTGGTTACGGCTCTGCCAGCGTAAGTCGACCCCATACCTTCGGAGACGTCTTCCAACCATCTCGCCGACGGATTTCTGGAAAAACATATTTATCCCAGGTTCCACGGCGATAACTCGGTTGGTTGTCGCATCCTTAGGTACGGTGATAATCTTATTCCCCACTTGGAAGGAGGGAAAACCCGCCTCCACAAGTTGAGAGGCCCAGAGCGGATATGCATGCTCGAAGGCCTCCCAGGGAACAAGACTGTACAGATCACGCGTTATTCCGACTTCAAGTCGGAATTTCTTGACTGAACTGGCTTCTCTACGCCTAATAAGAGTAGAGGCACCAGGACCCCAGTCAGGTCTTGCAAAGAACTCGTCAGCCTCAAAGTCGCCAAGCAACTTGTCAATTTTACGAATGACTGCGTTATGCAGCCAAACGACGCGACCCTTGAATAAGGGGTCGCGAGACAAGTCACGAAAGCGACGATTTGTCTGCTTACAAAGAAGCTCAAAATCATCGAACTTCTTTAGCGCCACCTCATCCAAGTCATAGTCGAGGGATAACCCTTCAAACTTTGACAAGAATTTGGTAGCGCTGTAAGCAGAGCGAAGGTCTACTAAAGAATTGTAGGCCTTGGGATCGAACTCGAGTTTAGCTAACTGCTCATGCTCAGAATACTTGTAGAGCATGAAAACAGTTAGACTTCGAGGACAATCCAATGCTGATAAATACTCTGCAATAACCGAGGATTCTAAACCCTCGGGGACGCGATAGCTCGAGATTCCTTTATGGAATCTGCCACCGTGCTTCTTAGAAGACATGGCGAACTCCCAGAGTTAACTTCTTGCCTGACGTCTAGTTAATAGACGTTTTCGAAGGTGGTCACCGCAGCTTCGAGTGGCGAACCCGTTGAATCAGTGGGCGTGCCATCCGATGCGTTAACCAACTGTGCGAACAGAGTGGATGCCCTGGAAAAGAGCGTTTGACGCTCAATCAGGGTACTCCGTTCGGGCAGGAAGAACTCTCCGATGAAGGTACAATCATACGCTTTCGTCGGAGCCGGATTAATACCGGTCATCGTAGAGGCGCTGGTTGTTTCCATCGTTGGGAGAACGAGCTTGACTGTGCACCTGTACACCCGACTTGCCTTGGTAGGCGGTCGAAGTGAGAGGGTCAGCCTGGGGTAGGCAATAGCGTATCCTACGCTACGGTCCACCCACGACGCGACACCCAAAGGGGAAATCCCTTCGGGGCTCATCGTCGAGTCGACACCGACCGTGGCGCTCGTCGTAAGACGAGCAAGCGCATGGTTGATGATGCCGCTCAACTTCACTGCCGCTAATGCGGCCATGTGAGTACTTCCTTTCTAAGAAAGAAAAGCCATTAGTCTCGCTACTTGAATGCCTGCGCTAACAAAGCGATTGCGTTCACGGCTCGACTCTTGAGGAACTCCCCTTCTTTTCCAAGAATAGGAGAACCTCCGCTTATCCCAGCGGAATTAAACGAGGGTAAGATTGGAGAAGGCCAGCTCGAAAGAGCAGACCTAACCAACCTAATCTCGTCCCACTGGAAATTCGCGTTGAGTCTAACGTTCACGGTCGGGTTGAGTTGCGAGACACCGTTGTAGCTAATGGCAGAATCCATTTTAATCCTCGTAAAGCTGGTTTTGGAACCTCCCAAAAAGGTAAACCCTTTCCAGGCACCAAGTGCCTCAAGGTAATCACCGATAGGAAGGAACCAGTCAGCAACGAAGCTAAATGGAAGTAACTCCCATCCGAGAGCGACGGGGTTTGTAAAACCGGTTTGGGCAAAAAGAGCAGCAAGTGGGTTATCCATCCGCATCCTGAGAACATACTTCACTGAGGTCTGTACTGTATGGGTTGTAACACCCGTATTTCCAAACCCAATGATGCTATTCCCAGGAGGGTAGGTTTTATCCACAAACTGCTTAGTTGCCTTAGCCGAACCGCGCACCTTTTGGACAAAATCATTGGTGGAACTAATGTTCCCCATGATCTTAAGGAAGCCTTCAATGTCGGAGAGTAACGGTTTCCACCCGTACTGGAGCTGTAGCCAATTCTGGGCCACAGTTTTACCAATACTGGGTGAGCCTTTCGCTCCCTTCCACTTAGGGCTAACTTGTCCTGCACCAAGAGCGGCAATTGCGCCGGGTATGTTGAACCGTTTCAATTGTCGTAAACTCGAAGCGATCATCGTAGCATTAGTAAAAATGAGCGCCGAAAGTTGACTCACTTGAGCGATATTCTGGGCCAGGTTACTTTGTATACCTGTGTTCGAATTCGCTATGAGCCTCTTGAGTGCATTAAAATCCGCCAATTCAACAGAAGGAACTGGCGAGCTAGGTGCTGCATAGACCCAGTCATAGGGCTGTATTCGCAAATCGAAGTTGCCAGTAGCTGGTTGCTCCTGGTGCCAACAATAGCGATTTATGCCCACATCGATGATCCGCACGGTATGATTGTTATCAACGTACCTTTTGCGTTTTATCTT